CTATAGCAGTAAAATGGATAAAGGGCCAGAAAAAATGAATAAAGACGACCAGAAGATAGTAAAAGCTTTCAACGCTAAGTGGAAGTATAGATTGGATTCAGAGCAATACGGCATGAAAGATGCTTGGAAGATTATCTATTCAGAAGATGCAGAAGGTAAGTATGTCGGTGATTGTGAAGACTATGCATTGTCTGTTCTATATAGACTATGTGGAGAATCCCACCTTAAAATGTGGTGGATGTTAATCACCCATCAAGCTGGTATTTGTTTAGTTGGCCCGAGTAAGTGGAAAGTATCCCATGCTGTATTAAGATACAAAGGCGAGTGGGTAGATAACTGGACCAAGAAGTTGGGACCCAAATCAGAAATAGAAAAGAATCATACATTCCATGCAGTTTTCGGACTAGGTTTTGCCTATATGACTGCTATTAAAATGATAACAAGCAAAGTAGTGAGGACTATAAAGAAATGAAAAAATTTAACGAAGTTAGACAAAGCATATTACCCGAAGCATATAAGCAAGTTGAGGTAGACTGGGATCAGGATCGACCTGATAGAGAACTGGCCGGTGATATCAAGGCTGACTTTGGTGTGTATATAGACGGTTATAGCAAAAAGAAAGGAACCCTTAAAGTTACCGGTTCTGAAAAAGAACTGATGAATTGGATAACAGATACCGATGAATTAGGCCTAGGGTTTGATAAAAGAACTGCACAAGGCATAATTAAAAAAGGTAAGAATGTTAAGGAGTCTGTTGACGAAGCTTTAGGTAACACTAATCCAAGTCATAGAGAAAAGCCTAAAATGGATAAAGATGGAACAGTTCATAATATCCCAGGCAAGAAGGGTGGATTATCCGCGTATAGTATTAAGCCTAGAATAGATGGTAATACTATCACCTTTGGTACAGTTGACCAAGAAGGTAATATCAAAGTTATGTCTGTCAAAGAATTAGCGAAAGTATTAAAGTAGTGCATTCATTCTTGGAACATATTGATGAAAGGTTTGGAATCTATGAAGGTTGTCATGTTCCTTTAGAGCAACCTATGATTGAAGCTACTAAGGATAAAGATGTTGAATTGAACTCCCCTAAAAGGGGTGGTAAGAAGAAATATTATGTTTATGTTAAGAACGATAAGGGTAATGTTATAAAAATTCAGTTTGGAGATACAACTGGACTTACTGCTAAGATTAATGATAAGGGGGCAGCAAAAAGTTTTGCTGCTAGACATCAATGCGACACGAAGAACGATAAAACAAAGGCTGGTTATTGGGCCTGTCGTCTTCCGAAATACGCCAAACAATTAGGACTAACAGGTGGTGGATCTTACTTTTGGTAAACCCTATTGGGAAGATGCAGATATTCGCGAGTTCGATCCTCTAAGGGACGACGCTGAGTTTGTTTGGCATCGAGATGAGGAAGACAGAGAAATAGAGATAATGTCAGGAGAGGGATGGCAGTTCCAACTCCAACATTGTCTACCGTGGTTATTGAAAGCTGGCATGGTATTTGATATACAAGGTTTTGAATACCATAGATTAATACGAGGGGTCACCCCACTAAAATGTAGGATAATTAAGAATGTCAACAGTAAAAGAACAGAGATTGGAACAATCCAACCGCCTTGATAGGATCGAAACAAAGCTCGATGCTATGTCCGATGCGATTATATCACTTGCCCGAGCTGAAGAAAAGATAACAACACTGATTGATATACAAAAACAGCAAGGAGCTCAAATACTAGCCGTTATAAATAGAGTAGAGAGACTAGATGATATGGTTCGGACTAATGCTCAAACCGTATCAGTAATTAATAAAATATTCTGGATAGTACTTACAGCATCCGCTGCAGCTATCGCAGGAATGCTTTTCATACAATAGGAGATTTAAAATGAAAATCAATGATAATATTACCCTAAGCATTGCTGCAGCAGTCAGTGATGTACTAGAGGGTAAAGTAAAGAAAGAAGAAGCCGACTACCCACATGATATGTGGAGTCCTGAAGGTGAGAAAGAAGTAGCCAAAGATGAAGCAGAGCATAAAGCCCTAGCTAAGAAAGGTTACTCTCACGATAAGCCAGAAGTAGACGAGGTTGCAGAACCCGTTGCTAAGGGTGAAAAAGATTTTAAAGCCAAGCATAAAGTTAAGAAGTCTGGCGAGAAAGAAGATGGTTCTGTCGTTAAAGAAAAGAAAACCAACGAAGTACTTGGTTTTGATAAAGACAATAAGCACGATGGTGATGACGAAGACGAAAAGAAAGATGACGAGAAAGATGTAAAGAAAGAAGGTAACAAGTTTACCATGGCTTTGAATGCAGCTCGTAAGAACGGCGATAAAGACTTTGTTGTATCTGGTAAGAAGTATAAAGTTGAAGACTATGACGAAGATGAAGACGACAAGGAAGAAGTTGACGAAGCCGTTGATAAGAATCTTGTTAAGAAAGCCGTTGCTCTTGCTCTTAAAATGTCAGGCAACATGACTGGTGCTACTAAGAAAATCGAAAAGATGAAGAAAGGTTTGTCTAAAGATAAAGAAGTGGCCGCTGCTCTACAACTTGCTAATGAAGAAGTAAGTGAATCAGTACTAGATGAAGCTGCGTCAATGAATCAAGCTGAAGATAATAAAGCTAAGTATAAAGCATTCTTTGATAAAGCACTAAAGAAGTTTGGTGTTGAATCTCCTGCAGAACTAGAAGGTGAAAAGAAGAAAGAATTCTTTGACTATGTAGATAAGAACTACAACTCGGAAGACGAGCCAGGTAAAGACGGAGCTAAGTAATGAAATCCTTTAGAGAGATTAGAAAGTTATTTGAACAACCGTCAACTGTAATTACATTTGCTGTGCCTTTTCAATTATTTGATAAGGCCGGTAAATCATTTACCTTTGATTTATCTAAAGACTGGAATGTAAGTTCCGTTGCATCTTCTAATGATAGACACATTGCTATAGCAGGAGAACCTAAAGACTTACAGAAATTGTTAAAAGGTCATCCTATGTTAAAAGGTAAGGTAGACGCTGCAGCAATTATGCAAGGTGCGGTTAAGTTTACAGGTAAGGAAAAGTTCGGCAGAGGCAAGGGTAAAAACTTCTCTAACTAAACGGTTATATATAATATATGATGAAAATATTTGATACCTTAAATAAAAGGAACTTTGAGCTCTTTGCGGCCCAACACTATAATAACCCTGAGTGCCTAGACATAGAGGAATTTAAGGAGGACTTGGCCAGATTTAAATATCTAAAGAGACTCCTTAGACGCTATGAATTGGCCGAGGACTTGCAGATCAGACTTATATTAAATCACATAATTGTACTTTACAATGTGTTTGGAATAGAGTCTGCAAATAAAATGCTTTGGTATAAGATAGAACCAGAACACTGGACTTATATCAAACCATTTCTGGTATTTTTAAATTACTTACCAGTAGACGAAAAGGTAGAGATACCATTAGATCCACTTATTGTGGACTTACTAAGGAAACTTTAATGGGTGTAGTATCACGTACAGCAGACTTATTTTATGCCTTTAGGTTTCTAAAGTTGTTGGTTACGCCGTGGAATAATACCGGTGCATTCGATCAGGGCATCATTGATGAAAATGGTAAGAACCTTAAGAAGGCAAAGGAATTAACCACACCGCAAGAGAAGGAAGTTTATACTGTATTCCATAGGTTAGTATTTAATCTAAAGAGATTACTTAATAAAGTACCTTTCGGTAAATCAAGGTTGGCTTCTTATGCTGCAGCCTTGTTTCTAATTAAAGAGAATACTAATCTGACCGAAGACGAGATCAGAGAAGTATTAGAAGAGATTTTAGGAGACTTGGACGAATCACTCAACGAGAGTGCATTCTATGTTAAGGATGAAGTACTCAATCCAGGTAGATATAAATTAACTTCCGAGATGGCCAGTAATACTACTGGTGAGATTATTGCAAGATCCGGAGACGTGGTACAATGTACTTTACATAGTTCACCATTTGGTAGAATTTTTGGTACTCCAATATACGAAGTAACTCATTTGGCCACCAAACAAAAGCTGTACATAAGCAGTGGAGACATAAAGATATGAAAGATTTTAAGGATATGTGGGAAGATTCAGCTGCCAATTCAGTAGGTGCTGGTGGTGTTGATATGCCCGCGGATGTTCAACAGGATAAGAAAAGAAAGAAGCCTGTATATGACGGCCGCACCAAAGCAGGTAGAAAGTTTGTAGAGAAGATGTTGGCCAGAAGAAACGCTAAGAAAGCTGCTCAAGACCTTACTGCTCAGAAGACAAACGCTGCATCAGTACAGATGAAAGAAGATACAGTTGATGAAGCTAAGAAACCCGTATCTAAGATGACTCCTGCTGAGAAAGAGGCAGATGCTAAGAAACGAAAAGAATATAAAGCATATCAGAAGTCAAAGCGTAATGAAGCCGCTGATCCTAAAGTTGCTAAGGCTATTCAAGGTTTAAATGATCTTGGTAACAAAATGAAAGGCCGAGATCAGAAAGATGTGAGACGTATCGAAAAGTTATATAGATCTGGTAATACGAAAGTATTCCAAGGTGCTATAAGAGCATTGGATACTGACCTTAGAGATCAGGTTAAGGATGTTTTTGATGAGTTAGGTATGGTTAAGAATGGTGTGGTAATATAATATAGGATAAATTATGTCAAAAATATTGATTGGAATTATTGTTGCTATGGGTTTATCATGTATGTTATACTATCAATTCTCTGTTGTGCCTATGCAGGTTAAACTAGAAGAACAGACTAAAGTTATTCTAGCACAAGACCTCAGAGACCAAGAGCAGAAGGCCGCAATCGAGGCCATTCAGAATAACTTAATAAAGACCGGGGAATCCCTCAGAGGTCTTCAAGTACAAAATCAACAATACGAAACTCAGATGTCAGAGTATATGGATATATTCCGTAGACACAACATCGCTAAGTTAGCTAGTGCCAAGCCTGGACTAATAGAAACAAGAATTAATAAAGCAACCAAGGAGGTATTCGATGCAATTGAAGATGATAGCAGTCGTATTAGCGCTCTTAACGATTAGTGGTTGTAGTTTATTAACCCCTGCTCCTAGGGAAGTAGAGATTATAACTAAGCCTATAAGAATAGATATAGTTCAACCTGTATTACCTAGGGCTATAGATTTAAAAGAACCAAGGTGGTATGTAGTATCCGATGCTAAAGTAATAGAGAATTGCCTAAAGAATGAAGAAGGCAAGTCTGATTGTAAACTAGGCAGAGAAGATTTATACCCAGAAGGTTATACTCATTTAGATAAATTCATAGATGGTATTAAAAAGAGACACGGTGGTGATGTAGTTTTCGTTGCTATGAGTGTTGAGGATTATGAGATGATGTCTTATAACACTCAGGAAATAAAAAGATACATTAATCAGCTAGGTGAGGTGATTGTCTATTATAGGAATGTGACGTTAAATGATGAAGAAGCTGCAGCAGTTGAAATTAAATTGGAGAAATAGAATGGTCGTTAAGAAGACAGAAGAATTAACATTGTGGGAAAGGGCAGAGATTGCTGCCAGACTTTCGGCCATAGCTTATATGGATGAAGAACCTGCTACGACTGCCGCAAAGAAACTTGGTATGTTACAAGTAACTCTGGTGAGTAAAGACGGTGCCGAGGCACTTGTGTGTAAGAATAAAGATTCTCTCTGGATTGCATTTAGAGGAACAGAACCTTCTAAGTTAAATGATGTAATGGCCGATCTGAATGTAATTAAGAATACTGCCAAGGCTGGTGGTAAAGTACACGGTGGTTTCCAAAAAGAAGTGGATGATATTTGGATTGATATTGTAAAGATACTAGACCACAATGACCAACTAAAGGTAAGAAAAGATGTGTATATTACTGGGCATAGTCTGGGTGCTGCTATGGCTACTATTAGTGCCACACGTTATCAACCTAAGGAGCTCTTCACTTTTGGTTCACCAAGAGTCGGCGGAATCCACTTCATCAAAAACATCAAATGTCCCCACTACAGATTTATGAATAACAACGACATTGTGTGTAGAATCCCACCCGCATGGTTAGGTTTCAGACACCATGGTGAGATGATATACTTTGATTGTGATGGTAATAAAGCTTCCAATCCTAGTTGGAGAGATTTCTTTAAGGGTGTTGCTCAATCATGGAAACGTTGGAAGTTCTTTGATGGAGTAGTAGACCATGGAATGCCCAACTATGTTCAAGCTATTAAAAAACTCGCGAAGGTGAAGTAATGTATTTCCTACTTATTCTCTCGCTCAAATCTATCTTAGGTTCTGTGATAGGTTCATCGTTCTACAATTGGTTCCAATCCACAACAGGTGGTATTTGGTTCCAAAAACAAGTAGATAAATTCATGCAGCACTTTGCTGTAAAATATGATTTGGAACTGGCAAAGAAAGATGCTAAGTTCCGAAAACAATTCCCTTTGGTCGCCCAGCGGCTAGATGTATTGGAAGCCCTGGCCCATCCCAAATGTGGCCTAGATGGATTTGATGATTATCCCCCACTGATTGACCGGATAGATGGTATGGAAGAGGATCTTACTACCCTATGGGAAGTAAACCTTAAAGAAGTGACTAAGTATTTAGAGAAAAATAAATAAAATACTTGTTTACATTCCACCTGGAATGTGTTATAATATATACTATTAAACCGGAATAACAATGAATGGGACAAACATAATGAATATCAATGTCACTAAACGTGATGGCTCTAAGCAGGAGTTTGATTTAGAGAAAGTACACCAAGTATTAGAGTGGGCAACTCATGGTATCACAGGTGTGTCTATATCAGAGATCGAGCTTAAGGCCAACATACAGCTATTTGATAAGATACCAGCTTACGATATACACGAGCTACTTATTAAATCTGCGGCAGAACTTATATCAGAACACACACCAAATTATCAATTCGTAGCCGCTAGGTTAATTAACTATAAACTCCGTAAAGAAGTCTATGGTAGATATGAACCCAAGCCTCTAACTACTATGATTTCTATGAACATCGACCGAGATGTATATGATGCTGAGATTATAGAACAGTATACTACCGAAGAAATTAATGAACTTGATACATACATTAAACATGAGAGGGATGATACCTTTACTTATGCTGGTATGGAACAGTTCAGAGGTAAGTATTTAGTACAAGACCGAAAGAATAAGATTCACTATGAAACCCCACAGATGCTATACATGCTAGTATCTGCCACATTGTTTATGAACTACCCTAAAGAAACCCGATTAAAATATGTCAAGGATTATTATGATGCAATATCTCAGTTCTATATCTCGCTCCCTACGCCGATTATGGCTGGTGTACGGACGCCGACCCGTCAGTTTTCAAGCTGTGTGCTTATCGAATCTGGCGATAGTCTTGATTCTATTAACGCTACTGCCACTTCAATAGTAAAGTATATCAGTAAGAAGGCTGGTATCGGCATTGGTGCCGGATCAATTAGATCCGAAGGTGCCAAGGTTGGAGATGGTTCAGTGGTTCACACAGGTCTGATTCCATTCTTAAAATACTTCCAAGCGGCTGTTAAGTCTTGTTCCCAAGGTGGTGTTCGTGGTGGTGCAGCTACTGTATATCTACCAGTCTGGCATTATGAATTCGAGGACTTGGTTGTACTAAAGAACAATAAGGGTATTGAAGAAACAAGAGTCCGTCACATGGACTATGCATTCCAGTTTAATAAACTAATGTACGAGCGTTTACTTACTAATGGTAATATCACATTCTTTGATCCACATGATGTCCCTGGTTTATATGAGGCGTTCTTTGCCGACCAAGATAAGTTTAAAGAACTATACGAGCGATATGAGAAAGTCCGTTCTATTAGAAAGAAAACATTGCCTGCTGTAGAAGTATTCTCTTCGTTCTTAACTGAAAGAAAAGACACCGGTCGTATCTACCTAATGAACGTAGACCATGCTAATGAACACGGTTCATTCTTACCAGAAGTTGCTCCTATTCGTATGAGTAATCTATGTTGTGAGATTGATTTACCTACATCGCCGCTTAATGACTATAACGATGAAGAAGGGGAAATCTCCCTGTGTACTCTATCGGCAATTAACTGGGGTTTAATTAATGACCCTAAAGACTTTGAGAAGTACTGTGATCTTGCTGTCCGTTCATTAGATGAATTACTAGACTATCAAGACTACCCTATTAAGGCAGCAGAGAAAGGAACTATGTCTCGCAGACCTTTAGGTATCGGTATCATTAACCTTGCATATTTCCTAGCCAAACGTGGTATGAAGTATGATGAGTCTGCCTTTGAGGTAGTAGATGAATATGCAGAAGCATGGTCTTACTATCTTATTAAAGCCTCTGCTACATTAGCCGAAGAAAAAGGTACAATTTCTAAGAATAATGAGACAAAATATGGCTCTGGGGTTCTTCCAATAGATACATATAAGAGTGCAGTAGATAATTTAATAGAGCATAATGAAAGATTACCCTGGGACTTGCTTCGAACTCAACTCAAAGCCACAGGCATCCGTAATTCGACTCTCATGGCATTAATGCCAGCCGAAACATCTGCACAAATATCTAATAGTACGAATGGTATTGAACCACCTCGTGCGTTGGTTAGTTATAAACAAAGTAAGGATGGAGTGATGGCCCAGGTCGTTCCTGGGTATCATCACCTAAAGAATAAGTACGACCTTCTATGGGATCAAAAGTCTCCCGATGGTTACTTAAAGATATGTGCTATACTCCAGAAGTATATTGACCAAGGCATATCTGTCAACACGTCTTACAACCCAGAACACTTTGAAGACAATAAGATCCCTATGTCAGAGATGATTAAGGATACAGTTACTGCATATAAGTATGGATTAAAACAGCTGTATTACTTTAATACCTTTGATGGTTCGGGTGAGATAACAGACGAGGCAACACACCACAGTTATGAGGGTGAAGCCGTAACCTATGAAGATGAAGACGATTGCGAGAGTTGCAAAATATAATATAAAAGGAATTGATAAATGGCAGTATTGAAAAAGAATAAGAAATCTCATCTGGAGAAAAATATGTTTTTAGATGAAGGAGTAGATATTCAAAGATATGATGAACTAAAGTACCCACAAATAGATAAGATTGCCGATAAACAACTTGGATTCTTTTGGAGACCCGAAGAGGTTGATATTTCAAAAGATAAGAAGGACTTCGATTCTCTTACCGAACACGAGAAACACATCTTCACGTCCAATCTCAAACGACAGATTGTATTGGATAGTGTGCAAGGCCGGGCGCCTAATCTAGCATTCTTACCTATTGCTTCACTGCCCGAGGTAGAGAACTGGATAGAAACTTGGTCATTCTTTGAGACTATCCACTCTAAAAGCTATACACATATTATCCGTAATATCTACCCCTCTCCTGGTGTAGTGTTCGATGGTATCCTAGACGTTAAAGAAATCAATTCATGTGCCGAGTCTATAGGTAAATACTATGATGATTTGATTACGTGTAACAACGGCCCTACCAATAAGATGGATCACAAACGTGCTATCTGGATGGCAATGATGAGTGCTAATGCCTTGGAAGGTGTAAGGTTCTATGTATCATTTGCATGTAGTTGGGCCTTTGCTGAGTTAAAGAAAATGGAAGGCAACGCTAAGATCATTAAATTCATTGCCCGAGACGAGAACACACACTTAGCAGCAACTAGTACCATATTAAAACTTCTAGTGAAAGAAGATAAAGACTTTGCTAAGATTGCAAAAGAAATGGAAGACGCATCTATTAAACTATATGTCGATGTGATAGAACAAGAGAAAGCATGGGCCCAATACTTATTTAAAGATGGATCCATGATCGGACTCAACGCGAGATTACTATCCGACTATATAGAATGGATAGGGTGTAAAAGAATGAGAGCAATAGGTTTACATTGTCCTTATACCGTAACACAGATGAATCCATTACCATGGACAGAAAAATGGATTGGTGGTGGTAATGTACAGGTTGCTCCACAGGAAACAGAGATTACTTCTTATGTTACTGGTGGTGTGAAACAAGATGTAACAGAAGAAACCATGGCAGGATTAAGTTTATGATTATAGAAATCTACAGTAAAGACAATTGTTCTTTTTGTGAACTGGCCGTAAGAAAGGCTCAGAGATTGACCTTAGAGAATGCATCAAATTCATATCAGGTATTTAAATTTAATAAAGACTTCGGTAGAGAAGAGTTAATAGAGAACTTCCCAACAGCAAGAACATTTCCTCAAATTAAAATAGACGGACAATCAATTGGTGGATGGACCGAGTTTAAAGAGTTATAGGAGTTGCATGAATCATAAAATCGACTGCCAATTTTGTTATAAACTATCCTCTATACATATAGAAGACGAATGGGATTCAGACGACAGATTCTGTCCCAACTGTGGAACGCAAGTAGAGATAGATGCATTTCCACGGTATAACGATGAGGCTCAAAAACTAGATTATGACCAAGATCAATACGAGGAGTAACCCACCATGGCTCTACGAAGGTGTAGAATGGCAACCGCCAGAAGAATTCAGTCACGAAGACGTGTACGGTTTTGTTTACCTAATAACGAACCTGACCACACAAAGGAAATACGTTGGAAAGAAGTTCTTTTGGAGCCAAAAAACTCTTCCAGTAACAAAGACTCGGAAAAGGCGCAAGAAGTTAAAGGTGGAATCCGATTGGAGAACATATTGGGGGTCGAATAAACACCTAGTAGCAGAGATAGAAGAATATGGCACTGAAGGGTTTTACCGAGAGATGCTTCACTTATGTAAAGGTAAAGGTGAACTTGCGTATATGGAAGCTAAAGAACAATTCGATAGGGATGTACTACTTACAGAGGATTACTATAATGGTATCATCGCATGTAGGATTGGCGGCCGAACAGTGAAGAATTTAGTTAAATAAATGAAGAAAAGTGTTGACAAAGGGGACTTAGTGTAGTATAATATACCTATTATGAACAATATAATACCATTTCCAACCAGACAGCGCCAAGAACAGATAGAGTCCGAAAGGAACTGGGCCTACGAAAACTTCACAGAAGAATGCGTAGACACCTCTCAATTTGTTCTTATGATGCTCGAAGACTACTTTGCGGCAGAAGATTCTGCTTTAGATGAAATGGATTTTAGGGATCCAGAGAATGAAGAATCACGTGATATGTATGTG